GGTTCTGTTCCCTCTAGTTATTTCTATTCTATTTTCACCATCTTGATTTACTACACTAAATAGGTATTCATCACCACTTCTTTTTTTATCGTTGTTTACACCCATAAAATGAAGTTCTTCTTCATCTTTTAATGTTTTTGCGAAACGATTGAAATCACTTCTAATTTTATTTTTATCAAATTTTGAATATTTAGCAACTTTCTTTCCACTAAATTCATCATTTGCACCATATTTTTCAAGATAATATGAGCGGGATATTGCTTCGTTTACTGATTCTTTAATACTCTTAAGATATTTAAGTTCTTCTTTAGCACCTTTATGTTTAGCATATCTTTCTAAACCAAATGATAACATTATACCAATTGATATATGAAGTCTTGAGTTTTTTGCTTTTGGATATTTTCTACCATAAGGAGATGAGTTGAACCAATCTAACATAGCTTGTGCCATTTCCTTAGATACTTTGATTCCCTCTACATCTTTAGTATTACCTTTAATAACTTGTTCTAATCCTTTTTTAGCAGATATTTCGTTTACTGAGTTGGAGTATTTCTTAGCACCAGATAATGATGGATGTGAACCAATGTGTTTAACCACTTTACCTTTTTTATCTACAATTTGCATAGAGAACTTATCTTGTGTTCCTCTCATACCTTTTGTATCTCTATCGATTACTTGAAAGATATTACCACTTTTTAATTTCTTTTCAAAGTGTACTTTACCTTCGTTTACTGATTCATCTCTTCTTTCTCGTTCTACGTTTCTTAAAGCTATTCTAGCTTCCTTATCAGATAATTTATCAATCATCTGTATCATTATTTTTTGGTCTTTTTTATCATTACCAACACCACCAAATTCCAATGCGTTCGCAAGAGTAACCCTATCATCACCATTTCCGAAACGAGCCATATGTTTCAAATCATTTTTAGCTCTACCTTCGTTTACTGATTCATCCATTTTGTTATTCTTTTGAACGTGCTGATAAATCTTTTTTGCAAATGCTGGGGAAGTAATTTTAGCTATTTGAGTAATAGTTTCTCTTTTGTTAGGTCTTACTGATGTTGAACTTGCATGACCTTTCATATCAGGAAACTTACCATCGAGTGAATATCCATAATCACGAATATCAGTTAGGTTGGAATCTTTATCAAAAATAAATCCATATGCACTTATTCTTGAATTGTAAGTTTTTCTTACGGTAAGTTCGTATCCATTGTTACCTTGTTTATCAGAACCGATAACCATTCCAAAGGATTCACCTGTTTTGTTGTTTCTACCTTTGATTGCCTCAGAGATATTATCAACATCACCATCTACTACACTATAACCAAGTGAAGTTGCTATTTTTTTCTTTTTCTTCTTATCAGATTTACCCTTATCAGAAAAAGCATTAGGAGTGTTGTATCCAGCAACATCTCCAGTAGTAGTAGCCTCTTCTAACTCTTGCTCTACTTCATTTAATATTTCGTCTAATATTTCTTTAAGATTTTGTTCCATTGACATTATGTATCTCCTTAATCAGTTCATAAGACATCATCAAAGATGAAACCTGGCCATCGGTAATCTTTTTACCAATTTTTTGTTTTTTCAAAACATTAATAGTTTCTCTCAACTTGATTTTTGTAATCTTATCTTTCATACCTTTATACAATGAATGTAATTCGGTAATCGTTTTGATTAATTCAGATTCATAATACTCGTTGAACTTTGAAGTATTTGTTACATTATTAATATATTCTCTTAACAAACCTTTTTGTGATTGATTTAAAGTAGTATATTTTTTGTTAAAAGTTTCAACAAGAATTTTGTACGTTAATAATCTCAGGTCTTTTTCTTGTTTTCTATACTCTTCTACTAACTTATCTTGTTTTTGTTTTGTAGATGTTTGGGAATTGTTTGATGAAATATGTTCAACAAGAGTAAGTTTTGAATTAAATACATCCTTTATATCAAGGATATCAGCTTTTTTACCTTCAAATAACTTGTGTATTGAAGCTAAAATTTTATAATTAGTAACAGGAGAAGATAAAAAGTTATCTATCTCAAAGTTTTCTTTAATTGATTTAATAAGGTTATATTTTTCTCTTTGAATTTTCTTATAATCAATTTTTGTATGAGCCTCTAATATAGCATCTATGAATTTTTCTGCTTTAGATTCTGTATTATATTTTTCATTTATCAATAGGTTGAATAATCTAAGTTCTTTTGATAACTCAGTTCCTCTTCCGTAGAATTCTTTAATAATCCCTTTTGCTTTTTCTTGACTACCATTAAGTATTTCAACAGTAATTTGTCTTGTCAAAAGCTCGAAAAGGAAACCAGTATTCTTAAATTTTGAATGTTTTATTTTTTTCATCTTTTTTAATTCCTATTATGATATAGTAAAAATTCCCATATATAAATATAAAAATCTAAAGTTAAAGGAAATTTTTACTCTTCGAGTATGTTATCTTCATCCAACATACCTTTTATTTCATGTAAATACTTTCGTTTTGATGCTATACCTGAAATCATTTTTATAGCCTTCTCTTCGGAAGTTCTACTTCTTTCTTTTTTTCTTTCTTTATCACCAAGTGGGTCTCTACCAAGTGGATGTTTATCTTTTCCATAAGTTCCACCCTCTCTTGGTCTACCACCTTTATCTTTTATTTCTTGTTTTAGTTTTTCAATTGATTCCTCAATATCATCTGGTTCGTCATCTTCTTGTGCAGGGTCATTACCTTCATCTTCAATAGAACGGAATCTGAATCTATCTTTTAAATCATCTAACATTGCAACTCTTTGTTCATCTTGTTCACCACCACTTAGTTTAAAGATATTAGCATATACCCAATCTTTGGATAACATATTCAGGCCTTGAATATCTTGAGCTAATCTAATTTTTTCACTCCACAAGTTTACTTTTTCTTGTTCGTAAATTGTAGATGGATTTACTAATCCCAATTCAAAGTTAGTCATTTCTGAATCAGTAATTCCTTGTGAGTATAAATGAACAATTGCAATTTTAGTTAATTCAGATACTACGGTTCTTTGGATTCTTTCAATTGTTCTCGCGAATCGAACATCTTCAGCTGCTAATGTTGCTTTACCATTTACGTTTTCTTCATATCCTAAGTAAGCTCTTGGAATCTTTAGTGCTGCGAATAATTTGTTTTTTAGATAATCGATATCTTCGATAGTTGCATATTCCAATCCTTGAAGATTATCTATTGATGTACCACTATCTCCACCTCTAACTGGTAAGTAAAAATCTTCAGTTAGATTTTGCATATTATACTTTAAGTTGTAATCACCAGTATTTCTATCGATGAAAGGAACTTTCTTCATCTTGTTGATGATTCTTTGCATATAGTTATCCACTTCTGTTGGTGGGATATTACCAATATCAATTTTGAAAACTCTTTTTTCTGGTGCTCTCATGATTCTGTGAATCAACATAGCATCTTCCATTAGAGATAATTGTTTCCACAATCTTCTTCCATTCTCAATCATAGATTTACCATATGGTAACCAGTTTGTATCTGCTAATAATCTAAAGTGAGCAACTTCAAAGTTTTCATATTCTTCTTTTCCATTCGGGTCTTCCGTAATTTTAAACTTTACTGAATTTGGATTTGATGGGTCAGTTCTTTCTAATCTTTCTGTGTTGTAAACTGAATGAGGTGTTACATTAACAATACCTTTACCTTCAGCTATTTCCATACCTAAGAAGAAATCTCCATACTTACACATATTTCTTACCCATGGCCATAAGTTGAATTCAACATTAAGGATATCATAGAATAAGTTATTTAAAATTCCTTGTACTCTTTCATTATCTGAGTGAATCATAAGAGTATCACCAAATTCATTCTTTAGTGTTGATTCATCTGCGTATATATCAAGAGCTGATGCAAGTATTGGGTCGTTATCCATCGCATCGTAATCTCTAAAAACTTCTCTACGAACTTGTTGGTATGCCATTGATTGAGCACCACCTGCTTGTTCATAGAAACTTTTTTGTAGTTTCGTGTATCTATCTCTTAGAGAAGATAAGTTTGTTTGTTGTCTTTCATCGGTATCAACTACTTTTCTTTTACCATCTTTATCGATGGTAACAACAGCCTGAGCTCTAAAGAGTTTCGTTAATCTACCAAAAAATGAAGTATCTGCCATTTTGTTCCTAATTTAATTTATAACCTTTTAATTTTAATTTTACCACTTTCTACATGACCAGTATCTAGCTTTGTGTCTTGGTCCAGGTGAATCACAATTGTGTCTTGCTCTAAAGTTTTTTCTTGCCTGAGGATTTGATTTTCTAATTTTCATAGTTTTTTCATTTCCCTTACCCTTATGACCAAAGTTTACCTTTACTACATTACCTTGGGGATTTTTAACATATACTTTGAATTTTTTAACATCACCTTGCATTGGTTTACCAAGTTTTACTGTTCTTCCTTGATACTCTGCTTCGTTGATATCAGATTTATAAGATTCCATGAATTCTTTAAACTCCTTGATATCTTGATAATTTTCTACGAAATACTCATTACAATAAGATTCGTTTTCATTTTCATTAAGTAATTTTTTCATTGAAATCATAATATTTTCTCCTTATAGTATAAATATAGATTTATTTAATTAACCAAGTTAAATCCTCAGTTTGGTCACCGACTCTCATTTTCCATGGGTCATCTTCTAATGAAGTATTTCCCCCAAATCCCATTCCTGCAATATCCAATGAATGTGCTCCAATACCACCCAATGCTTGTTTTGTTAAATCTATACCTTCTTGTCTTAATCTAAGTGCAGTATCTCTAACCCATAATCCAATAGATAATGACATTGTTAAATCATCATTATAACCTCTCATAGCTTCAGCTCTATTTCCAGTCCATATAAAAGTAAACAATTCATCAATAGTTCTTGATGAACGAATAGTTACTGATTTTTCTCTAATATATTGTTCCAACTTTGATATAATCAAAGGTCTTGTTTTGGAAGTTGTACTAAATCCTGCTGTTAATCCTCTATCTTGTGCTCTATATTTGTTTGTTAATTGATTTTCAGTATCTACATACTTTAAATCTTTACTCATATAAAAAGTATTTTGATAACCCCTATCAATTATTTGTTGTAAAACTGCCCAACCAATATTTGCGTTTTCAACTACAAGTAGAGCTTGATTATAATCAGTTGAAAGTGATACTAAAAAGTTTCCAAAATCTTTTGTATCTAATTTACCTTTATACTCTGCTACTTGTGATGCGTTTTCAATATCAATAACATGACAAGCTGAATAATCGGTTGAATCTCCACGAGCAACATCCGCTACCACCATATAAGATTTATTATAGTTTGGATATTCCCACTTCCATAAGTTTCCATCGAATCCTGTTTTTTCCATTGGTTCTTGTACATATGATTCTTTATAGAATTGTAAAAGTTGTGGGTCAATAACAGTATCACCAGAAGAAACAAAATCACAATCACATTCTTGTGCCGCTCCTTTTGGTCCTAATAAAACTTCTTGTTCATCTCTCCAACTTTGATTTCTTTCAGGATGTACACTCCAATGTAATCTGATTGTATTAAATGTATTTGTTTCTTCTTCAGCACCTACCCAAGTTTTGTGAAAGAAGTTTCCTACACCATTTGGTGTTGAAAGAATAATAGCATTACCACCAGTCGATAGTGTTGATTGTGATGATATCCATATATCTTCAATCTTATCAATAAATGCCGCCTCATCAAATACCAAAAGGGATAATGCTTCAGAACGACCAGCATCACCAGCTGCTGATGTTGCTTTTATCTGAGAACCATTCGAGTATCTTAAGGATAGTTTGTTATCCTCTACTGTTGTTTGTTTTAACCAAGATGGTAAATATTGATTCATTACACGAACCTTCGTTACAAGGTTCTTGGCAACTTCTTGTTTAGTTGCAATTACCAATACATTGAAATCTTGATTGAATAACATTTTCCAAAGTGAAAATCCCGCAGTTAAGGTTGAGATACCTGTTTGTCGAGATTTAAGGATGATGTTGTATCTATGTTCTGCGAATTGGTCTAAAGTTCTTTCTTGAAATGGATATAAGTGAAAAGGAATCTTACCCCTAACAGGATGTTGTATCATACAATACTTCTTCATGAAGTATATTGGGTCTTGAGCACATTTCTGATACTCAAGTTTTATAATTTCCTTTAGACTTTGTTTAGCCATTTTATTTTTTTCCTATTTTCCAATATAGTGATGTTCCAACGAATGGTTTGTATTGTCCTGCCTGATTTGATAAACCTATATTCAATCCATAGATGCTCATCTTCTTAGTTTTTAACAATCCATTAACACTTAAGTTACCAAATCCATTTGTTTGGTCAACTCCTACTCCGAAACCATAATAAAATTCGTTTTTCGGTAACTCTTTTACAATTGTAGTATTGTAAACAGTTGGAATCTTGAAGAACCAATCAATTTCTCTTGATTCAACTCTATTCTGTGAAATAACATCGGTAAGGATACCAAATCCTAAATCTCCACTTGGTTTGTTACCTAATGAATCAGTAACTACATCTGGAAAATCATATGCAAGATTCAATGTATCTTTAACTGTTACCTTTGAGAAGTAATCTTTAATAATAGCAAGTGAATCTACATCTACTGGTATCTCAACTTCCTTAATTACTTCTTTTGTAATGTATTTAGGTACATATTTTGTTACCTTTACTTCTTTTTCTACAAATACAGTATCTATTTCTTTTTTGATTAACTCAAAATCCTCACCATCTACATTAATAATTTCTTTATCACTATAATCAGTTCCACATCCTCTCATTAAGAAGATAACTCCTACTAATAGTAGGATTAATAATTCTTTCCACCTTTTAACAAGTAGATTAAATATAATGTTCATAATTTTTTTCCTTTAATTTCTCAAAAGCTTCTTGTCTTTTTTGTTCTACTACTTTTAACTCTTCTTCACCACTATCAATTAACTTTTGAATATCTAATTTTACCTCTTCAATTGGTTTTGGTAACTTCCATGATTCAGTTACCTTACCATCTGAACCTATCATTTCATATTCTTCCTTTAATTCATCAAGTGATTGTTTATATGCTTCAATTTTTGTTTTTCCAAACACAATCATTCTTGTAGCTATCTTATAATCCTCATATGGAATCCATAAACCAGCCATTTTTATTTCATGTTCCCTATCAATAGTACAGTTTATACAAAATCCACCCTTTTGGATAAATTTTTTATCCTTTTCTGATATTTTTTGTGTTTTACACTCAGAATTGTTACATTTAGATTTTTCTTTAAGATAATTTCTAATTTCTTGTAAGGCTTCTGAATTTTTACCTGTTTTTAAAATATAACCATCTTTTTTCTCGTACTTATTATGCTCATCTTCCCAAACATCACCAACTTTACGATTTTTTTCTACTTTATCGTATCCGATGGTAGTGTTTTTATCATATACACCAGTTTGTACCATATCTACCAACTTTCTACGAGTTGGATGCATATATTTCTTTTTGAATTCTTTACCCATTGTTATATATTAGGTTATAATTTATATATAAATATATCAAATTAAGGAAACCGTAATTTTTAGAAGAAAATACCAAGTATTTGGTTTACGGATGCGAATGTACCAGTAAGTTTAAAAGTATTTCCTTTATATAAAAACACAATACCTTCATTTGGTACAATTTTTTTAGCCCCACCAATAGAATTTAACCTTCCAAGTTCTAATTTAAGTTTTTCTATCTTTTTTGGGTCACCTGATTTCTTAACATCTTTAACTGTCTTATCAATTCGTTTTTTCATATCACGAACTGCTGCATCAGGATTAACTGTAAGTGCCGATGAGGTAAATTCTAACACTTCTGCACCTAAACCTAAGAATATCTGTTCAAACTTCATTAAGTTCTTTTTACTAATCTTCTTTTGGTCATCTTTATCTGTTTTCTTAGCCCATTCTAATGTTTTTTCATCAGTAATGTTCTTTTTATCTAATCTAAATCCCTTATCCATAAACGCCCATCTCTTAACTAACCCCATTTTGGTTTTATTATCGAGGGATGATGGAGAATTCTTATCTACCCATTGTTCCCACCATGATTGATGGTAGTTCGCAACACCATCAGTATCCTTTAAACCAAATTCTTTTTGTAATTTAGATATCTGTGATGAGTATTTACTACGTTTTTTAGATAAATCTTGTGATTTTGGTAATTTTACGATAGGAGGTCCTTGAATAGTGTAATTATCTTGTACATCTTTATTGACTTGTTTAATCATACCAGCTAATATTCTAGCTGCTTCACCATTTTCTCCAATTGCAACACCTTCCATGTTGAATTCCATAGTACCATGGAACACAAGTAACGCTTGGCCGTAAGGAATAACGTTTACTGATGTTGGGTATATCACTTCAAGGTTCATGAAACACGCACCTTGTTTGAATATCTTATCTCTTTGTTTATCGTTAAGTGATTTGATTGCATTTGAGAGGTCTTTCATTGCATAATTGTATGCATCACTCAATCCACCCCTACCTTGGAACTTATCTGATACACCTTTGATATCTAAAGCGTTCTCACCTCTGTTCTTTAGGTGTCCTTTGTTCCTCGCTGCTACTAACCTACCATCTCTCCATGAAATAGCTAGTGCTTGACCATCTGTTTTCTCTCTCGTGAACTCAAGTGTACCTTCGAGTGCTCTATTTACGATATCTTTAAGTTGTCCAAAGGTTAAATTGATATCAGTATCGAATGGGTGAGACATATGTCCATACGCACCACCTTCAATTAGAAGTTTTGATTCGTTTATATGCTCTTTGTAAAACTCTTTGTGTTGAGTATCCATTGTAGTTCTCAACTTCTTTAATTCTTTATCATGATTATCCATCCATTCTTGGTCTGGATACCCATGTGGTGCAATTTCGTTCTTTTGTGCGAATTTCTGTGCTTCTGCATCTCTTAATGCTGGTAAAAATCTAAATTTTGCTCTTTTAAGAACTCTTCCTTTTTTTCTTACTACATTTTTGTGAACTATCTTTGCTTGTTGGATAGATAAATCTTTTTTAGAGATACCTGGAAACAATTCTTCTCTAAATTCATCATAAACTTGTAGATATGCCTTTTTGTATGCGATTTTCTTAAGTTTAGAAAGAGGTTTCCTTCTTTTCATCGTTCTTGCTCTTCTTCTTGCGATTTGAGCACGTTTTCCAGCCATTGCTGCTTTTCTTCTTAGTAAATCAGCAGGTCTTAACTTACCTTTACTTCTCTCTTCTAACTCTTCTTCTCGAACCATACCACTTGGTGGTGGAGTAAGAGGGTTGTAACCAAAGCAACGAGTTCTGTATTGGTCTTGTGTTTCATTAGGGAGTGGTTTTGTACAATTTGCACCTTCAGTTAATCCCATTTTCTCTCTCCAAGAATCAAATGCATCGAAATCGTATTCTTGTTTCTGAGAATCCCATCCACACGAATGACATAAGTATTTTTCAGTATCCTCTGATTCAATATCCCAAGAATGATTACACTTTTCACACTTTACGGCAGTTCCTGCAAGTTCTGAGATGAATCCTTCTTTAACCATTCTAAAGGTAACCACTTTTCTACCATTGATTGTTGGCATTCCATGTTCATCTTTACCGATTGATTTAATAACTGTCTTTTTGTTCTTAAATCTACCAGTCATAATGGTATCACCAACTTTAACTGGTAATACTATATTTTCATTTAAAGAAGCTTCGTACTCATCTTGTGATTTCTTATCACCTTTTTGAGAATCTAATGATGCGTCTTTGGTATCTTTAGTAGTATCCAATCCTTTTACCAATTCATAACCAACCATTGCTGCTTTACGAGTTACATGAGTAAACCATTTAGAATAAGCATCACTTGAATAGATATCAACTTGGTTAGTTGCGGTTTGTGTACCAAGTACACCTGCTGGAAATGGAGTTACTGCTTTAACAGGTCCATTTGGGTAAATTGGATGTTCGTAATAATCTTCCAACTCTTTGTTGGTAATCATATTTACTACTTCATATCCAATTTTCTTTGCTCTCTCTACATTTATCTTAGAAAATACATCGTAGTTTGGAAAAAATACATTTGGTCCATCATCTGCTTGCCCTATACCTGATTTAGAACCTTCGTTTATTAACCATTCTTCTATCATCTCTTTAGAAATTTCAATTCCTTCATCAAGTTTATCTGTAATCATCTTAAAGATGGTTACATTAAACTTTCCATAGGCTCTTTTCTTAAAGAAATTTTGTTTTTGTTCGTCCGAACCAACTGATAACCCATTACGAGTTTCAGTTCCACTTATACCGCCTCCACTTGAGGGTGCAGCATAAACGTACCCACCATCTCTATAACCAACCGATGGTTCTCCCTTATAGGGTTGGAAGTATTTACCACCTAATCGGTTTTTATCCTTTTCACCAACAACAGTTACGAATGCAGTTGTTTCTTCATCGAACTTTTTAAGTATCTCTGTGGGTTTATATGGATTTTTGACCTTATGTATTTTGGATTTGGGTATTCCAAACATAGTAGTCATAATTTTCACTTTTTCTTTGAAGTTAAAAGGTGATTTAGGTTTTTCAACCTTATCAGATGTACCAATATAAACATTATCCTTACCGAACTTTTTGATAAGGTGTTGGTAAGTACCATAGTGTCCTTTGTGCATAGGTTGAAACCTACCCACATAGATAACTACTGTTTTTTTAATAGGATTTTCATCCTCCATTATACTCTCTACGAGAAATTTGGAAAGTTCGTTCATATTTGGTACACCTTATCAGTATATAAATATTGAAAAGGGTAAGTTTAGTGATTTTTGTAAATGAAAGGGTCTCTTTTACGAAGTTCTGCTAATTTCTTCTTGTAAATTTTTTCTTGCTTCTTTCTTTTGAAGTAATTTTTTATTTTTGTAATTAACCACATATTAAAATAGAATTTGTTTATTATTAAATATAACATCAACGAAATTATTTGAAATTATTTTATTAATAGATTCGGTATTATACTTTAGTAGTAATTTTCTATTGTGTATTAATATTTCTCTCATTTCTTTAACCATTGTAACCCATTCATCATCTGTCTTTTTTAGTAAAGATAGTATTAACTTATAAATTTCTATAATTCTATCATTAGTATCTTCTATTAAATCATATGATTCATCCCACCAATTAGAAAATGTTTTAAATCCATATGATTTTAGTAGCTTTAAACTATATGGAGAGCCTACTATTACAAACGGATGTAAATGCATTATCGGTTTGATACTTTTTTCGGATAAAAAATAAGATTCTTCAAAAAACTCTGTTTCTGTTACGATTGAAAAATAAGTTCTATTGTAAATATCTTCACTTTCATGCCCATATCCAATTACATCATGTAAACTATCATAATCTATTGTTTTTTTATTTATTTGTTTAATCTTTAAATAACCATTTTTAGATTTATTAACATATTCGGAATTATTGAACATTTTTGATTTTTGAAAATATTCTCCATCTATCCAATTATAAAAATTTGGAAAACTATCCATTGATAAATCAAAAGAAAATAAAGTATCTTTAAGATAATCATCTTCAGCTAACATAGATAGTAATATCAATCTATGTAAACGTAATCTTCTATTTAAAAGCAACGCCTTTTTTTCTTTAACATCAAATCCAATTTTTTTGGATATTGAGTTTTTAACATACAAATCTGAATCTGTATTTTTTATATCAAGAGCGTGTTCCAATTCGTGAGATTTAAATGGTATAGCCCAATTATAAAAAGCTGTTTTTATTTTTTTATCTTGTGGATATAATGAACAGTATTTTTCATGTATTTTATCTATATTGAAAACGCTACTCACAAATATTATTTTATCAGTTGGGATATTATTAAATTTACAATGTAAGTAAATACTATCAATAACATTCATATCAATTTGCCCTTCCATTATGTATTCTATAACAATATATAAATTATTAGAATTATTTAATAACTCTTTTAACTTATCAGATACATAGGAAAGTGTATGTGGATTTTTTGAGAATTGTCTTAGAGATAAAGTAGAAAATATGTTTCCAGAACTACAAATATTATAGAAATATAATTCATTTTTTCGTAAAACATAACCATCATTTAGTACTAAATCATTTGTGGATACATCTGCACTTCTGATACCTAATAGTAATAAGGACTGTTTTACATTAATAATATCTTCTTTATAATAATCATCTATAAATTCAGAATTATTAATATCATAATCATACTCCCAAAGTTTATCAATATTCTTTAGATGATACCCATTTGGTATAGGTCCTTTCGGGGAAATGAAATCATATACACAATTAATTTTCATAGTACAACTCTGGATATTCTACAATTATATGTATCCCACCCTCAGATAATGCTCGTTCATATGATGGAACAATTTTATCTACTGTATCTAATTGTGTGATTGTACAATTTGTAACTATTTGTTCAAATGCTTGAGTATAATCTGCTTTATGTTGATGACCAGGATCAAGTGGCTTATCACTTCCCTTACCAACTCTTACAATTACATTTGGTTTCCACTCACCATCAGACATTGCTTCTAATTTATCTAAATGGTTTACTAATTGATTACAAGCAAGAATTAAGAAATCCCATCTTGGATAAAATGTAACAACTTGATGACCGGTCATTGCCAATCCCATTGTCATTCCCATTTGGGTTTCTTCCATTACTGGTGTTTCTATCATTCTTTCTTTTGGTAACCCTTCTATGGTTTTACTCATTGGGTTACCATAATAAACTATCTGTTGTCCGATGAATATTGTTTTATCATCTTCCATTGTAAGTTTCATTGCTTCGGTTAAAGCATCTAAATAAGGTGTGTATTCTGGATTACTCATATTTTAAAATTATCTTGTTGTAGTTTTTCTATTATAGAATTAGCAAATATTTGATTTCCTTTATGATTTAAATGAGTATCATTTATCTGAAGATTCTTGTTTTTGTAATCAGAACGTACTGTTATGTTTAGAGAATCATCATGTATAAATTCTTCAAATGAAGTTTTTTCAGTATCACCTACTTTTATATTTACATGTCTATCTAAATATCGTTCTTGATAAGTTTTGGAAGAGAAAATTTCATCCATCCAAGTTAAAGTTACTACCTTTATTTCTTTCGCTTCAAAATGTTTCAAGTATTTATCCAACTCTATTAATAATTCATCTATTTCTATCTCATCTCTATAAATTGAAGTAAACTGAAATACTATTAGCTTGTAATCATTTATGTTTAGTTTAAAATCATAGTGTGTTTCTTCAATAATATCGTTATCATATAATCTTTTTAATACTTCAATATTCCGAGTGTTATTACTTCCATTTACATTTTTAACAGTACACCAAGTATCAAAATTATTAGATATCAGTTGTATAAATCTGTGTTTGTTTTTGTATTCAATCATACCATTAGTAATTTTACTAAAATCATAGCTATGATATTCGTTAAATGGTAAGTTATCTAAATTAGAATAAAAATACAATCCTTCTCCCCATGTAAAAGAGCACCCTAAACCGAAAATTCCTTTACTCATGTAATATTGTTTATCTTGAAGTTATCAGCATTTAATTTTCTAATAATAGAATCTGCTATCATTAAATTACCTCTTTGATTAAAATGTATATCATTTGTTTGTAAACCATCTTTAGAAAAATCTGATTTTATGGTAAGTTTATTGGAATCATCATGACACAAATCTTCATACCAATTGTACACTTTAGTTTTATGTATTATTTCTGTATGTCTATTTTTTTTAACATATAATTCATTATAGATATCATTATTAAAAAATTCAGGCATCCAACATAAAGTACATACTGCTATTCCCTTTTCTTCAAATCGGTTGAATGTTTTATCTGCTGCTTTTAACATATCAGTTATAGTGTGAATTGAGTTATCTCTAAGGTGTGATGTAAATAAAAAAATAACTAACTTATATTCATTAATATTTAACTTAAAACTAAAGTGATGTTTTCCGTTGGGTTCAACTATATCAGTATAATTGAAAAGATTTAAAAATTCTAAATTATATTCATTTGTAGAACCATTCATATCTTTTGTAGTACACCAAGTATTGTAATAATCTGCTACAAGTTGTATAAATCTATGTTTATTTTTATATCCAACATATCCTTCTGTGATTGAATCAAAATCAAACTTATGTTCTTTATTGAATGGGAGATTAGGTAATTTGGAATAATAGTATAGACCCTCTCCCCACATAAAAGAATCACCAATACCTAATATACCTTTACTCATTATGGTTTTGAGTTAGGGTCAAACTGGTCTTTGTTCTCTTTATACCATTTTAGTGCATCTTCTAATCCACTTCTTAAATCGTACTTTGGTTTCCAACCAAGTTTTAATAATTTTTCATTTGATAATAATCTTGTAGGAATCATCGGTGCTTTGTTGTTAACAAATTCGATTGGATTGTCGTTCCCCTCTATTTCTTTGATAAGTTCTAATACTTCCATTACTGTATGTCCTTTACCATAACAAACATTATAGATATCGTATTTATCTACTTTCTCTGCAACTGTAATAAATCCTCCCACCATATCATCTACATGAATAACATCTCTTACTTCAGTACCATCACCCCATAGTGGAATTGGATTTAATCCATCTGCTACTTTTCTAATGTTCGCTGGAGTAACATGACACTTTTCAAAATCAAATTTATCATTAGGTCCAAATGAGTTAGAAGGTCTAATGATTACACATTGCATTGGGTTGTGAATCTGATTAGAGAAAAACTCACATAAAGTTTCTCCATATCTTTTCATCCAACCAACTGCTTTGTAAGCAGGATATATGTTTGGAGTTTGTACATTCATATCTTCAGTACAATATTCTCCACCAATATCTGGATAAGTTGTGTTAGAAGAAATAAACATAAACTTACGAACTTTGTTTCTCCAACTTTGTTCCATAAGATTTGTATTCATTTCAACATTAGGTGTTACATGGAGTAGTGGATTCACTTTGGTATCCAACGCATTAGACGTATTCGCCGCACAATGAAAGATAACATCTACATCCTTTGATACTAACTCACAAAAAGATGCATCTCTCAAATCTCCCTTGACATGTTCAACACTCTCATAACCATCGAAATCTTTTCGTAACTCCCTAGACCAACTTGTTGACCTTAGGTTAGTGTAACCACTTTCATATAACGATTTTAATAGTCGTGAACCTATGAACCCACTTGCCCCAGTAACTAATATTTTATCTTGTTTTTTCATAATGTTTGTATGTTCTTTTTATTCCTTCTTCAAATCCATGTTTTGGTAATAATCCGAATTCTTTTTGTATCTCAGTACTCATTTTTCTTCTCATATCACCATTGGGCTTGGATGTATCCCAATTAATTTTTATTTCTTTACCACTTACTTTAGCAACAGTTTCAATCATTCTTTTAATTGATATCTCTTCTCCACTACCCAAGTTGGTTGTTATGTGTAATTTATCTTCAAAACATTTTATACATGCTTCTGCTACATCATCTGCATAAATGAAATCTCTTGTCGGTGTTCCATCTCCCCATGCTTCGATTTCATCAGTTGCTTCGTAAACTTTTCTACAAGTTGCTCCGATTACAGTTGCACCTTCACCAAAGTTATCATATTCACCAAATATATTTGCAGGTCTTACTATTGTCCAATTTTCCCAACCATGTTGTACTTTGTAGGCTTCTAAATATATCTCAGGTATTCTCTTACTCCACGATGGGAACCAATCATTCGGTGATGGAAGTGTTTTCCATACTGTATCTTCTACAAATACTTCTGCTGGTTCGTAAACTCCTACTGAACTCATGAATACTAACCAAGAATTATGTTTATGAGAGTTTTCAATTATATTAATATTACCTTTAATAGAGGGTTCTAAGAAATCCAATGGTTTTTCTTTTGCTCTGATTGGAGAACCTTTGATTCCAAATGCGTTTATTACACCATCAAACTTATAATGTTCAAATAGAGTTTTAATCTTTTCAGAATCCCTTATATCTACATTTTCAAAATGAAATAAATTCTCCGTAGGTAATTCATCAAAAAACTTTAAATCAATTCCTATAACTCTATACCCTTTTTGTACTAATATATGAGATACATATGTACCTACTAAACCACTACAACCTGTTACCAATATTGTTCCTAAAATACTACCCATTTGCCTGTCCCATAATGTGGGAATTTTGATTCATACTTATAATAGATTACATCTTCTGGTATTTCTCTTTGAATACCACCCCATGTATCTAATGTTGGGGTATTTGTACTTACACCATTATCTTCCACTACAAAGTGAAGTGGTAAATCATAGTTTCTCGCATATTTGTGAACCTCATAGAACATACCACTTTCAAAAGCCATATCACCTAAGAAAACCCAAACCTTATTTGGTGAGCTTTGTAACTTAAGTGATTTTGCAACTCCCAATGCAATTGGTAAAGTACCAGTTACAATTGCTGATGAATAAAATTTAGAATCTTTATCTACAATTGTGATGGATTTACCATCTAATATTTTTTGTTTTAATAATGAAGGTTCTACTCCATGTAAAAGTGCATGATAATGTGACCTCCAAGTTGAAAATACCCAATCTTCAATACCAACTTTATTGAATATTTTAATTAGTTGTTTTTCATTACCATTTGATAAGTGTATTGGTCCTCTGATTTCTCCATTTTCCCAATGTGAAATGATATCGTTTTCAAAATCTATTAAATCTTGTTCTGACCAATTTCCATCTACCCACCTATCTTCGTGGTAATCTAAATTAAGAATCTTTTCCATTCGCATCTCTTTTAGAAATTATTGGATTAGTACATGGCCATTCAATATTAAACTTTTTACTATCCCATTTTATTGTTTGTTGTTTATCTACATCATTAAACTCACCTCTATACGCCATTTTATAATAAAATACAGAATTCTTTTCCATTACATAATGTCCATTAGCAAATCCTGGTGGTATTAATACTTGTGTTTGGGTTGAGGGTGAAAGTATATAAGTTTCCCAACTTCCATATTGAGGATTTTTAGCATGGTCTCCACCACGAACATCAAGTACCACTAAATAAATCTTTCCAGTCATACATGAAACAAGTTTCCATGTTTTGTTATCGTAGTGTAATCCTCTAAGAACTCCCTCATCTGATTTAGAAAATCTATCGTGTTTAAATTGTAATCCTTCATTTCTTTCTTTTGCAGGTAGTAATCTATCGTAGTAATCTGAATGATATGTTGTAGATATCTCACCACGAAGTTCATGATATACTGATGGTTGTATTATTTTAACACCACCCAATACCTCAGAGTTGTAAAAATGGAAATCGTTCCAATCTCTTTCTTTATAAAATATACTTCTATTTAATGCCATAACCTAATGGAAAATCATTTCTATAATTGGAACTTAAATTACTTATCATTATTGTATAAGTTTTAATAAGTTCTTCTATACCCTTTTCTAAGGTATATCTTGGTCTCCAGCCACACGATTCGAGTAAAGCGTTTGATACTATATAATCTCTCTTATCGGGGTCCTCGTAATTATCGTTGTAAAATATTTGGAATGAAGGAACTTGTTCTTGTATTGCTTCACACAACTGTTCTTTAGTAAGATTAGCATCTGATAATCCTACATTAAATACCATACCACTCCATTGTTCATATTGGTTTATCATTTTTCTAAATACCAATGCCACATCTCTGATATGAATAAAGTTTCTTACAAATTTCTTTTCAAATAATACTATGGATTTATCTGTTAGGGCTTTGTAAACAAATTCGTTTACTAATAAATCCATTCTCATTCTTGGTGAAGTACCAAAAACAGTAGCGAGACGTAAAGAGATTCCTCCTATCCCAAGAACCTCTTTCTCTGCCTCAACTTTGGTTTTCCCATAGTGGGAAATTGGGTTTAGTGGACTATCTTCTGTACACTCCCCATTCTCTCCTATCCCATATCCACTATTTGTGTTCGGATAAACCACCTGTTTATTATTTTCTTTTGCAATATCACAAACAAACTTAACGTGCTCGTAATTTATTTGAGTTGCTAATTCTTTATCTCTCTCACAAGCAGGAAATCCAACGATTGCTGCAAGTGGAATTATAACATCATGAGTAATTACTAATTCTTTTAATAACTCTCTATCTCTAACATCACCATTTATAAATTTAAAGTTATCATAGTGAGAAAAATTGATAAGAGATGTTTGATTATACATCATATTATCTAAGACTGTAATTTCTCTCCAATCTTGTAGTAGTAGTTCTGTAATTACTGAACCTAAATAACCTGCTCCTCCGGTGATGAGTACTTTTGTCATAAAACTGAATTTAATTCTTCAAATGTATTTGTAAAAGATTGTTTTCTATTCGAATCTAAAATACCATTTTTTTTCTTAAACATAAACCACAAGTCCATATCATATTCTTTACTATTCATATTATTTAAAGAACCTTTAATTGATTCTAAAATAAAACTTGGTAGTTCTTGTTTATATAAATATATATCAAATTTTTTATTTATTAGATTTTTTGCCGATTGTGGTAAGTTATAAGATGCATAAAATTCTGGTCTTGATACATCTATTAGAAATGGTGTCAAGTTTTTACTTATACACCAATCTACTATTTCATCTAAGTAATAAATATTAAGATTTGTAACTGTGATAGCAACATCAAATTCTATATTTTTATTTTTGGGATGATTAATCCATTTATCAACATTAGTTTCTATATTATTCCACTTTGCATGATGTCTTATATATTCCAATCTATCACCAACTGCATCTAAACTAAAAGTAACCACACATTTTTTAAATTTGTTTAAAATTTCAAAATATTTTTCAGCAAAAATTGTTCCATTTGTTGCTAAATGTAGTTCTTGGTCTTTAGAATATCCAAGTTCAACTGACTTCTCTAATGCTTCCCATTGCTTTTTCATTAACATGGGTTCACCACCGTATATATCAAATGCAGATATCTGTGGTAATATTTTTTCAAATTCTTCCCAAAATCTTGAATCATCTTCAAAACTTTTGTAAAATTGTTTTACAAATTTTTTATACCCATCCTTATCTTTTCTAAAACCACCTTCATCATCATATATTTCTAAGTGGTCATCATACCATTTAATACTTGCTCCTATATTACACATTCTACAAGCAAGATTACAAGTGTTACCTAAATTTAATTCTATATATTTTAGTGATTTATTGTAATCTGTATCGAATCTCTCATTATCTTCGATTCGTTTACTTGTATTTTTATTCGTTTCATCAGTCCAACATCGTTTACATGCTTCATGTTTGATACCAGATTCTAAATCATTTATTAAAGAAATTCTATCAGGAGATTCCATCATTTCTTTTATAGAATGTGTATGGGTTTTTATAATGTTTCCATTTAAATCTTTAAGTGGTGATTCTTCATCGTAATAACAACATGGCATAACAGTACCATTGTTTGCTACTCGTAATCCGTTATAAGAATGTACACATTTAAGATTATTCATTTATATAAAGTATTTCAAAACAAGAATATTTTTTAGTATAATTTAATAACTTTTTAGATATAATATTCTCAAGTTCTGTATTTTCATTTATTTGTTTAATTATAGGTATAACATATATTGTATTATTAGATTCCATCATTTTTTCTGTTAAATCTAATGTTTTTATTTTTTTATGTAGATTAAATCGTTTTTTAGTATCAATATGCTCTGATAGTGATTTAATTAAATATGATGATAGTGTTTGTTTATTATAAAAAAATGGTAAAAATCCATTTGGAGTTTCAAAATCATAAACTAAGAAAACTTCTTTCATAATTTTACATTTACCATCTTTGCTTTAGGTGATATTTCCTCAATACTAACTAATTCATACTTTAAAGAATTCATACCATCTGATTTATAATCCCAATCACCTTGTTGCATTTTTCTTATATATCTTCTTTCATTTCTGGCTGTTGTTTCTCCCTTTGCCCAACGAACAGAACTACCATCATCTAATAATCCCTCATCTTTATGTTCTAAACAAAACATTTTACCAGCAACTCTATGAGGAACCGTTGTATATGGAATTTTTATATCATCTTTTAAGTGTTCACAACTATGAATGATACCATGTGAATCATGACCACTTAAATCCTTTGGAGTACCATCTGAAAAATCGTAATGTAGTACCAAACCATCATCTATTTTTGTTTTTGGTATCTCTAAAACTTCTTCTGGTGTTAAAGCCCTATCCCACAATCTTACATCTGATATATCTCCCTTAAACCACTTAGCTATATTGTTATCATCAAGAGATGTAGTTGTTCCTAAATAGTAAGGAGTTTTTCCATATCTTTTTAAATGCCCTTCATATAATTGGGGAGATTTCGTACCAGTTCCCCATCGTGCATCAGATTCTTTTCCATTCATATAAAAATGAATTTTACCTTTATCAACAACTAAAGTAACCCATGCCCACAATCCCTCATATCGTTTCATCCATTGATATAGGTGTTTACCTTTATTACTCCAAAGTTGTGCAGTATATGCTCTTGAGTTGTTATATGATAATCCCCAATCATAACCTGGCCTTCTAAATATTGGATATTCTACAAATCTTCTTTCGTCATCACCAATTAAATAGATAGGAACCTTATCTTCTTGTTGTTCTGCTCTTACAAGAATAGAAACAGTATGTTCTCGTGTAGTAATATTTCTGAGTTTTCGTGTTGTTGGTATTTCTACATAAGATGAGTTACCATTGAATCTTAAAAATCCTCTATTCTTACCATTAAAATTCATGTAAGTATCATCTGCATACCCTTCTAAGTTACATCTCCAAAACAAATCATCATCTTCCATTCCCCAATCCCAATAATCATTGGAATATCCATTAGTTTTTTCAACTTGTTCTTTTGTAAATAAAACTGCTCCACCAAAATACTCTTCGTATTTTAGTTCATAGTTCATTTGTGAGATTTGAGTAGCAATGTGTCTTGGTTTTTCAGTAGGGTAGGAGTAATCACAACCATCTTCTGGTATCATATCAATATCATGCCAAACAATATAATCACAACCATCTTTAAATGCTTGTTCTGCTGCAATATTTTTCATTGCACCTCTGTTGAATAACTTATCATCTGTTTGATGACCAAAGTACATACAATACTCTATACCCCTCTCTTCAAGAAATTTACCAACTCTTGGTACGAACTCTACTAAATGAGCTTCTCTATTACGATATGGTACACAAACTCCTAATTTCATAATGAATCTGCAATAGCTTGTTTAAATTTTGTTGTACTCCAACCATGAGAACGAGATATCCAATGAACTGGAATATATAAATTCTTACCTGTGTAATCTTTATCGATATAATCATCTCCTAAGAATCTTACATCAGGATTTATACTTTTAATTAAGAATAAAAGTTCTTCTTCTGTATTATAACTAAGTATTATAGGATATGTAAACATCATTTCTAACATTTCTCTACGTTCTTCTATTGAAAGAATTGGTTTTTTCTTCTCAGGTCTTTCAATTGTTGGGTCATCGTGTAAAAGTATATAAACTTCTTCACAATTATCTTTTATCTCCTTAAACATAGAAACATAACCAGGATGTATTACATCAAAGTTACCTGCTATTATTCCTTTTTTTGGTAATTCTTTCATATTATCGGATTTAATGATTTATCTAATTCAGGAAATATATCTTTCCATTTTTCTTTTCTAAATCTATCTACTCTTTCAGTAGTATCAATAAAAATTTCTCTTTCACCATTGTAATCTGCATTATAATATCTACCAACAACATCATCATAAAATTCATTAGATAATAAACCTTTGATAGAATCTAACTTTTTTTGTCTAATTTCTTTTGGTATTATATTTGCTGATTGATATTCGGGTGCATGAACGTGATTTGAAATTACTCTCTTAATTAAACCACTTCCATCTAATTTGAATATACCACGTTTTACTAAATACTGAGTAAGTTCTTCCATATAAAGAAAATTAAAAGAACTTAATGTTTGTGTAATAGTGTAGTAAAAATTAGGGTCATTATATTGAGTAATAAATTTCTTTATATTATCTATTGTTAATTTAAAGTTTGCGTTTTTTCTAATATAATCATTTCTATCACCAAAATCATCTACTGAAATTGAAATACCTACAAACTGAAAATGTTTTAATTTTTCTAATGCTGGTTTTATCTTTTCAAAGTCATAGTTTGCGTTTGTGATATAAAATATTTTCATTCTACCTGCTAATCCATCTTCAATTAATCTATCCAATAACTTAAAGTGTTTTGGAACTAAAAATGGTTCTCCACCACTAATATGTAATTGGTCTATCATAGGTGAATGAGATATCAACGCATCATAAAAAGTTTCATCTTCTACCCAATCATAGTTAGTATATTTTTTTTCTTGTAATTCATCATAATTACTTGGAAAGTTTACTTCATCTTTCAATTTCATAAAATCAGTAATCCAACTTGTTGATGATTCTGCATTACAACTTCTACATTTTAAGTTACAGTAGTTACCTAATCGAATTTCCACGTTTCTTAAATCCACAGAAATCGTTCCATCTGGTTTTGTAGATTTATCAACATCAGTCATATAAAAAGAATCCTTCTGTCTTTTACTTCGACCACCTGCCAATTCTACATCATGACAAGTTTTACAAGCTGGTGGTACTTCACCCTCAACCATTTGTTTTCTTATTTGTTTAAATGAATCTGAGTTAATAATTGCTGGAATACCTTCACTAATGTTTATTTTTTCATATCCACCATCAGGTAAAATATTTGCTGCTGCAGATTGCCCATGCATATGATTAGATACACAACATACAGAGCACACTCCATGGGGGTGAACACTAATGTGTTTCCAAGGTAAATCACATAAGAATCTTGTTTCTTCCATTAAAAAATATCCTTTAAATTCATATTTTCATAACCAGTTATAGATTCATACCATTCAGAATAGTATGGATATGTATCTACAAAACTTTCATCTCTACCCTTATCTAATAAATTAGTCATGAATTTAAATCCTCTTCGCATTAGTTCAACATCAACACCTTTTTTGTAAGAATAAGGCTCATCCATAAATTTAAATATACTATCGTATTTAGGTTTAAAAACAGTTCTCATATCATCAGTCATCTTATTTAAATGATTGTTGTATTTTTCTTTTATAATATTTTTTAAATTATCTGGTAAAATATTAATATGATAATATGGTGGATTAGTTAATACATTGTTTAATTGTATGTTATAGTAAGGTAATCCAATTTTTATCATTCTATCTACTAAATCTGGTATTTCATATACGGTGAAAATATTAGTTGTAGCACTTATATGAATATTGAAATCTTCAGATATACATCTCTTTAAATTAGATTCAATAGTATTCCAATTAGTTCCTTTTCTTGAATATTCTGCGTTTTTATCAATACCATCTACTGATGCGAATATTGATACATTTCCATAATTTTCTTCTTTGAATGGTTTCCACAATTCTATATTATCCCATTTTTTAAATTTAAGATATCCTAAATTAGTATTGTATCGTAATCTAACATTTGTATTACCACGTTCTAGTAATTTTTCTAAAATATAATAATGCTCCTCCATTAAAAGTGGTTCTCCACCTGCAAAATATATTTCTTCTACATCATCTATAAATTCATCTAAATATAAATTGATATCTTTTTTTGAATAATCGTTTACATTTATAATAGCTTGTGGTAATTCAGAACCTCCAAATATCTTTACCTCATCATCAAACCATTTAGATGATAGGAAAGAACCACACATTCTACATTTCATATTACATAAGTTCGAGAATCTAAAATCCCAATAAAGTAATTTAAAATCATCATTGTGTCCATCTTCGGAAGTATTTTCTGTGATACTTGGTATATGTTCCTCATAATGTCTATTAGATGATGTTCTCGTTGAATCTAATCCATAATCTTCTTGTTGATAACACTTTGTACAATTACTATGCTTTTTTCCTTCAAGCATATACTTTCGTAGTTCTTTCATCTTACCGTTATTCCATATTTCTTCAAGAGTATTATCTTTTAAATGACCAACAGGCTCTCTCCAATCAGTAAGACAACAAGGATATACATTACCATTTGGCCATGTATTTAAATGTATCCAAGGTAAGACACAAAATGATTCTGATACTTTATCTCCGGGATTTTTTAGTTTATTTGACATTTTCTTTTATTGTATCTATTGTATTAAACCAAGTTTGAAATTCTTCAGGCATATATTCATCAATCGGCATTTCTCTTCTCACAGCATATTGTTCTACGAAATTTTTAAAATCATGATGTTTGTTATCAAACGTATCTGTATCTTCGTATGAAGTATCCACTTTTCTTAAATATTTTATTAATCTTTCAAATTGGTTTGCTTCCCAACCAATCATATGTTCCTTATTTCTATTTAGTGCTTCTTCAATCTCATCTGCTAATTTATTTTTTACATCTTGTGCTATAATATTTACTGATTGAAATGATGGAAATCTTAAAATGTTTACTGACATAAAGAATTCTTGTTTATTTTTGAATTGTTTTCTCCAATTAATTATTTTATCCATAAAAGGAGCCACTGTCCAAACAGATAAAGCAGATATTGTCATCATAATGTGAACCGAACGTATGTTTTCTGATTCGTGTAATCTAAACATATTCCTTTCCCATGTATCCCATTCAAATCCATCTCTTACAAATTCTTGATTCTTCTCCATACATTCTGCAGAAGTATAAACATCAAAGGATTTAAAGTTTTTTGCTGCATCTATAAGTGTATCTATCCTATCATCATCCATTATCAAGTTAGAATTTACAGCAAAATCAAATGTCTCATTATCACACATCTCAAGTAGTTGCCAAAATGAAGGGGAACGTGCAGGTTCTCCACCAGATACTCTTAATTCATCCAAACCTCCTCTGATTTCTTCAAACCACTCATAGAATTTTGAAATATATGGGTTTCTCTGATTCTTTGAACCATATGGCATAGCATGATGACCAGTATTTTTAAATGTATGTCCGCCTGAGGTTTTCATGTTTTGATACGGTCCTTTTCTTGATATATCTTGATGCCAAGTTGAAGAAAATTCAGCATTACAATAAGAACAAGCTAAGTTACATAAGTTATCAAATGCCAACTCAACTGTCTTGGGGTTTACATTTGCATCCCATGGCATGTTTTTTATTGCTAATATATCTTTTACAGAATATCTTTGTGTTTGATACACTCTATCAGAAAAAATACCACTATCTTTTTCAGCTGCATCTTCTACTCTCCAACAATAGGAACATTCTGCTGGTCTTTCTCCTTCCAACATCTTTTTACGTTGTTCTTTTTTAAATTGAGTATTATGTAATGCTGATTTATCTTTATCCAATTCAGGTCTTGGGATTGAATGAGCAAGTGGATGATGACAAGAAGCCGTTCTACCGTTTCCTAACCAAATAGATACATTATACCATTTTGCTGCACAGAATGACTTAGATATAGAATCTATAACTTGTTTTGTTTTTACTGAATTTGGTTTTGACATAACTTATAAAATTTAGTTAATTGTGGGAAAATTTCTTTAAAATTTAATTTTCGTCTTTTATCATATTCTACTGTAAATAAATAGAAATCTTTTCTATTTTGATTAAGTTTTTCTGATACTGGAGTTACATTCATATATTCTACAAGTCTTTCTAATTGATTGGTTTGTTCTTCTGTTAAAAAGGTATCGGATTCCCAATTAGAATTTTTACTTGAGTTAATAAGATTATTAATGTTCTTTTCAAATGTACCTTTTGTTTCATCATCAAGATTTTGAATTGATAAAAACTCTGGATATCTCAAATAGTTTGTCATGAATTGAACTTTGTTGAAATCCACATCATTGATATATTTTGAACGTAATTTTAAAATATATCTAACGAAATCATCGTAACTTACAACACTTGTTAAATTTACAGTAGTCATTATTGAAAATAAAACATTCTTAACATTAGATAAAACCGTTTCACAGTTTTTTTCCCATTTTTCTTGAATAGTTCCAAATCTAATGTATTCATTATGTTTACCAGTTGCTTCTCCACTTGTAAATAATTGTAATTCTTTTACTTTACCATCTAACTTATTTAATTTATCAATTAATTTATCAATCAACATATCGGGTATCATAAGATTCGTATTTATTGAAAAAATTAAATTTGGATTTGGATTTTCAATTAACTCATCCATTACTTTCCAAGTATCTTTTGATAAAAGTGGTTCTCCACCTGTAATTCTTAATGTATGTAACTTTGGGTAAAGTTCTGGCCACCATTTCCAAAAGGCTTCAACATAAGGATTGTGTTCTGATTTTTTATATGGTATTTTTAAATTATCTTTAAAATAATTTATATCATTATATTTTGTAGATGTGGGATATCCTCCAAATCTTTCCACCTCTTCCATCCATGCGGAAGAAATATCAGGTGAACAATATGCACATTTCATATTACAAGTACTTGAAAACGAAACTTCCAAATAACTTGGTTCAATATCTTGTGTTCGTTTTTCTAATATCTCATCTTTCTTTACTTGAGAAAATGAGTTTGCTGATTTGTATATTCTATCTGAAATATACTCTTTACCTAAATCTTCTATCTTCCAACAATACTCACATTCAGAAGGACGTTGACCTTTCAACATCTGTTTCATCTGCCTTTTCTTATACTTTGTATTATGTAAGGCTTTGTGGTTCTTTTCTAACTCTCTTAGAGGTATTTTGTGAGGGGTTGGATGATGACACGAATGGTTATAACCATTTTGTAGGTAAAGTGTTAATTGAGACCACTTTGCTAAACAGAAACTAGTTGAAACTTCATCGAGTTGATTTCTAATATCATTGTAAAAATTCTTCATTTAGTTTTTTACATTGATTAAAAAAGTCAACTAACTCTGGAAACGTTTCTTGGAAATTAGTTCCTCTACGTTTATCGTGTGCAGATATAAAATTATAAAAATCCCTTCGAGTTTTATTAAGAGTTTCTTCTTCTACTTCTTCATCAAACCAATCAATAATTCTTTTTATTTTTCCAATTTCAATTTGAGTAAATCCTAAGTAATGGTCTTTCCAATCTTCAATTTCCCATAAAGGAATTACAGTATGTAGTGTTTCAGCTTGTGTTGCTAATTCTTCCATTCTTTCTCTAAACTCTTTTGGTAAAATTTTAACAGTCTGATGATGTGGATATCTTAAATATGCAGAATCTAATGTTAATGCAGTAACCCAATGTCTATCGGGAGAGTTATGATTACATTTCATTTCAAATACCCAATCTAATAAATCACCATAACGTAAAACTGATAGTGCATTAAATGTACTCATGATTGCAATGGATAATTTTGTTGTTTTTGAAAGAAGTTCATCAACTCTTTTTTGCCAAAGTGGGAAATCTAATCCATTTCGTGCATATTCTGCTTGTTCTCCAAAAGTATCTACTGATGTAAATACTGTAAGTTCTTTTATTCTTCCACTTTCTTCCAATTCAATCATTTTTGCCAAGAACTTATCGTATATTTTATCAGGTATACCTAAGTTTGTGTTGATAGAAAGTTTTAAATTAGTGTTTGGATTATCTGTTGTAAGAATATGCTCTACTACTCTCCAAAAATCAGGTGACATTGTTGGTTCACCACCTGTAATTCTGAATGTATCCATATCTTTATATAAATCTGGCCACCATTCCCAAAATGCATCTACATATGGGTTTGGTTCAGAATGTTTATATGGCATTTTACCATTTTCTTGTAACCATTCTAAGTTTCCAAAGTTATCTGATGTTGGATATGCACCATGTTGTTTTATTTCCTCTACCCATTTAGATGAATATTGAGGTCCACAATAAGAACACTTAAAATTACAAGCATTTGAGAAAGCAACTTCAACATATTTTGGATTATAGTTTTCTCTCCAACCCATTTCTTTAATTTTATCAAAATGTGGTTTAGACCAAGGTTCAAATGATTTATAGTGTCTATCAGAAAACTCTGGTCCACTATCTTCAACCTTCCAACAATAATCACACTCTGGTGGTCTTTCACCATTAAGCATCATTTTTCTTTGTTTCTTCTTGTGTCTTGTGTTGTGAAGTGCGGTTGGGTTTCTTTTTAATTCTCTTAATGGAATTTTATGTGGAATAGGGTGATGACACGAGTGTGTTTCACCTGTTTGAAGATGGATTGTAACTTGGGTCCATTTTGCTAAACAAAACCCACATCCAACTTCATCCAATTCTTCTCGAAAGTCGTATAACTGTCCTCTATGGTCTATCATAACTCAATTGATATTTTCTTTATTCTTTTAGACATTTTAATTTCTTCTTTATATAAATATTCTAAAGAATTTAATCCATCTTCTTTAATTTTACTAAAATCTTCCCTTACATCATTATAATATCTAATTTGATTTTTTCGTGTTTCTTTATGAATCCAAGTATTTTCAATTGATGAGTTGCTTTTGTGATTTAAAGATTTGAATCGAGATTCTCGTTTACAAGGTATTGGTAGGAATGTATTAAAAGATTGATTTATTTTACATAAAAATATATTTTTTAAACTTACTTCATTTTGATTACTTAAATCAACGCTAGTTTTTGAATTTGAAAGTTCTCCTAATAATTGTGTATATAAAAACTCTGAAGATTTGAACTTTCCAAAGTTTCTTAACTTTGGTTTGAGTGGGTTTTTTGTTATTTCAACGATTTCTTCTTTATCTAATGCAATATCATATATTTCAACAGATGCAATCATACCATAGAAAAAATCTTTATTTGTTTTTTCTCCATTTGCAGCTCCTACAAATATTTCATTTGAATTTAATTCTAAAATAGATTTATCCATTTTTATAGTTTCTATCAAATTATCATTTACATATAAAGATAAGTTGTTTCCATCACTATAAACCATAGTAAGATGTACCCATTGTTCTCCTAATATATCAGTTGTTATCGAATATGGAGTTTTATCTAAATCATATATCTGACAAAAGAATCTACGAAAGGAATTGTAAAATAATCCAATGTTATAACCTGGTATAGATAGGATTGGATACTCATCATATTCATCATTTTCATCTACTTTTATATTAGAGGGTTTAACTAAAACTGAAATTGAAAAATCATCTTCTAATAAATTTGATTTCTGTTCTTTATTTTTTATTTTTATGTAAGAATCTTCTCCCTTGAGTTCGAATGCTTCAAATTCTTGAATATCTTTTTTAGAATTATGTGTTGTATCTAATTCTAAATCAGATTCCATACATCGTATCAATAAATCATCATCTTCAAATCCCCATCCCCAATATTCATTAGAGAATCCATTGATGGTTTTAAAATCTTCTTTTGTAAACATTGTTACTCCACCAAAGTAATCAAAGAATGTTGTTTCGTAATCGTGTTCTTGTAAGTGAGTTGCTAAATGTAAAGGTTTATGAGAATATGAGTAATCTACATCCTCAGGTAGCATATCAATATCATGAAATACAAAATAATCACATCCCATATCAACAGCATATTTATATCCTGCATTCAGAAGTTTACCCCTGTTAAAAGGTTTATCATCTGATTGTTCAATGATTAGGATTTCATAATCCATATCTTTGAGGTATGTTTCCATATGAGAAGTAAACCTTTTTAATTGATTAGGTCTATCTCTATACGGAACAATAACACCAAGTTTATGCTTCTGTATCTTCTCTTTCGGCATTTCTTGATGGTCTATTAGTTCCTCCTTTGGTTTTTGTTTTGAAAAGTTGATAAAATTCATTTAAATACCATTCCAATCTTTCAGACCACTCAACAAATCCAACATCTTCGTTGTAATCGTTTTTTTCTTCAAGTGCATCTGCGATTCTTCCAAAAGATTTAGCCATTTGTTCAAATGCTACAACTTTTCTTTCTTCCAAAACTTCTTCTTTTTTTGCCATAATTATTAAGTTAGAATTCTTATTAGTTTATATTCTTCTCTATCTTGGGTATCCATTATTTTATATTTTAAATTAGATAATCCAATATTTTTATAATCAAGTTCACCAGTTAATACTTCGTTAAAGAAAATATCTGCATTTTCTTCAACATCAGGATCATATTCATAATATCTTTCTATAACTTCATCATCTCTTTCATGTGATAAACTTTCGTATTTACCATGCTCTCTCATTGGTAAATATATTTCTGAAGATAGATTTATCTCTTCAGTATTTAATTCCACATTACCTTCTACTTTTAAGTGATTTAATGATGTTCCATTATCTAATATGATTTTCTGTCTATAAAACTTATCAAACATATAAAAATTAGATAAATCTAAACCATGTGTATTCACTAATGTATCTAAGTTTTGCAATCCATTATAATATAAATCATCTACAATATCTTTATTTGTTTTTGAGTTAAATACTAATATAGATGATAATGTTACATCCGTATTTTTATCTGATATTTTTATACAATGATTTGTATAATCAAATATTTTGAAATTATTTTTTAATTTACTTTCAACTTTTTTGTTGTTAAGATATAAAATGATAGAATCATCTTGAATTGCAAAAACTACATGATTCCATGTGTTTTTAAAGTAAGGTAATAATATTTCTGTATGAGTTTCTGCATCATCCCACACTTGACCTATTACATATTTTCCATTTGATAAAAATATACCACTATCGTGTCCTTCAAATGAAAATAAGTTTTTATTTTTTTTGCTATCATCAGTATCTTTAAACCATAAAGATATAAAAAAAGGTGGTTTTGTAGATTCTGATGTGAATTTATTCATAACACCATATATTCTACTATTTCTTTTTAGTTGTAAGATATTACTTTTATGTACTTTTTTACTTTTTGATATTTTTACATTTTCAATTCTATACGGTAGAACATCATCTTCATCAAACGTTTCATATGTTTTATTCAAATCATGAAATTTTTCTAAATAAGCTCCACTTTTTTGTAATCTATACAATAAATCCAAATCAACAAAACCATAACCATAATATTCTGGTGAATATCCATTTGCATTTTCAAAATCTTCTCGATTTATCAATACTACCCCACCAAAGTATTGTGGATAAGGTATTTTGTTATTGTGTATTTCAACATTTGTTGCTAGGTGTATTGGTGTTTCGGGGTATCCATAATCACAATCATCACTAACTGGTAACATATCAATATCATGAAAACAAAAATAGTTATATTCCACATCTAATTCTTTTACAACCGAGTTACATAACTTACCATAATTAAAAGGTCTATCATCTGATTGTTCAGCAATAAAAATATCATAATCAATACTTTTATCTTTTAAGAATTCATGCATATGAGGAACAAATGTATTTAAATGTTCTTCTCTATCTCTATATGGAACGATTATTGCTAATTTATCATTCATATTCTAACAACTTTTTTTGTTATTGTATCCCAATGAGTATAAGATGAGTGTACATTATCTTCTACTTTTTGTATGTAGAAATCTTTATTTGTAATATCAATCTTATTATCATTTAATTGTATTGCTCTATACATCTTTTTATATTCTTTCCAAAATGTATAATCTTCTTTTGTACTTGATACTTCTTTTAATCTATCTAATACAGTAGAATCCCATTTGAAGTGATGAACTTGTATAAATCCACTACCATCTTGTAATATGTTTTTAGAGTTAACATTACCAACTCTATATCTCTTTGGATGAAATATACTCCCATAACCCCAAGTGTTTTTATCACCACCCAAATCTACATAATGTTGACCAGAAGTTACGTTTACTGAACCTTTCATTATACAAACTTTGTTTGGACAAGCTCCACTTAATGGGTTTCTAAAAAATCCAACGTTAGGGAATTCTTTCCAGATATTACTGTCTTTTGTTATTATAGGAAACTCTCCATTCTCTCCTATCCTATCAAGAAATCCACCTGTAATGAACTCCCATCCATTTTCTTCACATTCTTGAATCATTTCTCTAATATCTTTTGGATATATGTGAAATTCATCATCGTCCGAAACCACCCACCATTCGTTTGGTTTTGTTTGTTTTACTTTATTATATAATTCAGTTACCTTTTGCCAATTAAATTTAGGTTCTGTAACTATCATATATGGGGTTATACCATATTTCTCTACTTCTTCTAATATTCCATCATCTTCACTTTGTCTGTACACTACAACGAAGATTTCATCTACCATGGATTCGTAGTATTTTAACATATGAGGAAGTAAAGTTGTATTGTGTCCTACAACTGTAACTAAGTTTATTTTTTGCATCTTTGAAGAATTGTAAAACCAGTAGAACTTGGTTTACTTTTAAATATTCCGTTATTGAAAAAGTTAAATATTTCCCAATCTTTATTTTCTTTAAGTTCTTTAATTAACTTAGAAGGCCCTTCTGCAAAATCATCGTGATGATTCTGGTCTGTAATATCTTTTGTTATTATCAATTCTTTTTCAAATGATTCATCAGTATCATGAATTGAAATTATTCCATTTGGTGAGAGTAATTTAGAATACAATTCAAAATCAAGTTTTACATCCTCGTATGTATGTCCTGCATCTATGTGAAGATAATCAATCTTTATATCTTCTTTTACAAAAAAGTTATAATATGCATTTTGAGTAGTTTCATTTATAATTCTTGGAAAAAACTTTTTTCTTAGATACGAATTCTCCTCTAACCAATCTACATTACCTCCAACTCCATTTGCAGCATCTACTAAAAAAGTAACACCTATATCTCCCCAATTATAATCTCTATTTCCTTCAAAGATTCCAGCATCATATAAATCGATTCTCGCTTGTGTCATGATTCGTGGAATGAATCCACCACCACTTCCTAAACATACACAAGTTTTTGCACGAAGATAGTGAATAATACTATACACTAACAACCCATCTCCCATACTTAGTTCAGTAGCACCATGAGTCCATCGATACTTAATAGGATTATGAACCTCATATTCCTTACCATTATCACCTTCCTTAGTGTCTATGTTATTGGTTATGAAGTCTTTTATAAATCTTGTATTGAGAATACTCATTTGTTTTTTTATTGCTTTTAGTGCTGTCCCCCAAACCCCCTACAAGTATAAGTATAGAAGATTAGTGAAAACGTATATAAATATATAAAAATATATAAACTAAATCTACCAGAAAGATAGAATTTGTGTTCGAACTTGGTCAGTCCACTCTTTTTTATTATCGAACTTTTTCATGAAGTTTATTAGTTTATTTCTTTCAATTGAACGTTCTTCATGTGAATCTTTCAAAATAGTTTTAATCATTTTATCAAATTCATTTTTTGTAGAAACTCTATATTTGTAATCAATCTCTGGTGCCCAATCTTTATTAATTATTGGTAATTTTCCATAATCTACTGCTTCAAATAAATTATATCCAAATGGTTCTTTAAAAGATGCTCCATGAAAGATTCCCCAATTTTTTGTAAAAAATGCGTGTTTAATTTTCGGGTCCCATTGAAATATATCTATTGTTGGAAATTGAAATCGTGAAGTATCTCTAAGATTTTGTACATCCCATTGTGATGTTAACGCATAACCCTTATCTATACCATCCATCCAATGTAAACACTTTCTTGTTTCTGCTCTAGCTGCAAATCCAACTGTTCCATTACCAACATGAGTTGTTAATGAAGGAGGTCCTCTAAATTCATAATAGTTTGGTAAGTAGTAGGTATAATTTGGAAAATCTGAGAGTAATTGTGATTTGTTTAACCCTATCCAAATTCTTCGTTTACAAGTCATTAAAAAATCATTATAAAATTTTTCATCAACCTTAGTGTTAAACTGCAATCTATCCAATTCAGGTAGATATTTCCAAACAGATTTCATATCCTTTGGATATGCATGAACAAAACAAATACCAAACTTATCTTCAAATTGCCAAAGATGTTCTCTCATGTGATAATGGGGATGTAGGAAATGAACCCAATTCGATTCTCTACCCCATTGTTCAGTAATAGATGGGTCATCATAATGAAAGTGAAATCTTAGACCAGCTGGTAATGAGCTGGGGTTAAACCCAACGGGTCTTTTAGAATCTATTAGTAATCTATATCTAACTCGATTTGGAAGGGTAGGCCACACCTCTTTTAGAAAATTATTAACCCATATATCTGCACCACCTTGTATCGTATTACCTGCTCCGGTACAAACTAAAAGTATCCATGGTACTTCTTTTTTACTCTTTGCCATTTTAATATATAACCTTTTATTTAAATATATAATTTACAAAAAAACTATTGTATATCACCACCACCACCACCACCTCCACTATCATCAGTACCTTCGTGAGTGTAAGTTCTGTAATATGTATGGATTGACCTATCAGATGTAACTTGTATTGCAGAAATAACATCGGATTCTGAACTATTTACTAAGAATCTTATTATCTTACTAACAGGTGTGGTTCCTACGGTTGCTGTTTGATTTGATGTTGATGTAGTACCCCCACCAGTATTCCATACTGCACCTGTGGTTCCTTGAATTATCTCCCAAGTTACAGTTGAATCATAATCTTGTCTAGCATATATTTGATATTCTCTATATTGTGATTGATTATTACTTAATGTTACAGAATCAGTTAAACCACCCTCTTCATAACTAACTTCATTGTTCCAACTTACATCTAAATCTTGCATTGCATAAAGTTGAGATAATGAAATTGTAATATCAGTTTGACCTGTTGCTGATAAAAATACTGTACCTGTTCGAGTATCGCCACTATTTGCAGTAGCAGTTACTCCAATTGTATGGGTTCCTGCCGTACCACTTGTTGTATCTAAACTAAATCCAACACCACTTACAGATGCTGTCCAAGATTCGGATGTACTAAGAGTTATATATTGAGTTTCACCAGTACTATCAAATCTATCAGCACCAGTAAATGAGGATGGAGTTGCACTCCAAGTAACAGGATATGTTTGAGTTGGTGTAAATGTTAATGTTTGTGAACCACCATCATTACTTCCTAAAAATGAAACAGTAGCAGTATTATTAGATGAATTTGTATTATTGCCTTCTGGCTGAACACCTACTGAAAAAGTACTTGCAGAACCATCAGCTGCAGTTGCTTGATAATAATTAGGATATGGATTTATAACTGGTACATTACTATCTACACCAACTAATTTAAATAAACTAAGACCTGTTAAAGAGAATTGTGCTACTGTTTCTAAATCACCACCAGTATTTGTTATAGTAAGAGTTTTGATACCAGTCTCATTGGATGACCAAGTGGTTGGTGATGTTGTTATTGTTAAATCAGGTGCTAATGGTGGTTGTGAAACTGTTTGAGTTTGATTATCTAAATTACCACCAGTATTAGAAAATCCTGCAGGAATTCCAATTAAATCAAATTGAACGGTTCTTGAAGTTTCGGTATCAACAGTTGTGAATGTTCCAGTATCAATATTAACAGAGGATACATTACCTGCTGTTGCTGATATACTACCATCTTGTCCATTAATTGATATAGTTCCAGTCCAATCACTCAATTCAAACGTATCTATTGCAGGTTGTGTAACTGTTTGAGTTTGATTATTCAAGTTACCACCAGTATTAGTATATCCAGATGGTATTCCAATTAAATCAAACTGAACTGTTTGTGGGGTATCTTCTGTTACTTCATCAAATGTTCCAGTATCAATATTAACAGAGGATACATTACCTGCTGTTGCTGATATACTACCATCTTGTCCAATTGTAATAACACCACTCCAATCACCAACTGCAAATGTAGGTAACCCTTGAGCTAATTGAGTAACAGTAATAGTACCAGAAATGACACTATCTGAATTAGTATATAATGTAGGAGATGATGGAACTGTGATATTACCTACTGATATATTTCGTGGTTGTGATGAAGGTGATGTGAAAGTACTAAATGATGTTGGTGTAACCGTTACGGTTGTTGTTGAATCTCCATTACTATCTATACTAACATTACCATTATTTCTATCAATTGAAACTGCACCACCATTTGCAACCCAAGTACTAATAGAATATGTATCTATTCCTTGTTGAGTTACCAATTCACTACCACTTACAATCTGATTATTATTACCATATCCAGTTGCGGGTGCTTGTACTTGTACATCAACTGTTCTACTTGTATCAGTAGAAACTGTTGGGAATTTATTTGTACCACTATTATAACCACTACTATAAACTCTTGAAGTAATTGTACCCAATGTATTTGTTGGTGCAGTAACTGTACCATTATCCGCTACTGCAAATCCACTTACACCAGCCATACCATAAGTAAATGTATTAAATGATAATCCTGCAAGTTCATCCATACCATATGGTGCATCGGATTCACCAAGTAATACAGATGCAGATTGTAAATCTAATTCTGCATTAGCTGAATTTCCTAACTCTAAATTAATATCTTCAAATGATATTGGTTGGCCTGAATCTGGTAGTGGCATATTCTAACCCTTTAACTGTTTTATTTCTTTTTCTAACTTATCTACTTTTTTAGAAAGTTCTTTTATTGCCTCAATCAGAAGGGGTGAAAGTTTTTCGTATTTAACACCACGATATCCTGTTTTGTGATTCATCTTAACAATTTCAGGTAACACATATTCTACTTCTTGTGCAATTACACCAATATCATGTCCTTCAAATTTATGAACATCGGAGAATCCATCCTTCCAATCAAAAGTTACTCCACTAATCTCTCTTACTTTTTCTAATGCATCAGGTATAAGTTTTACATTTTGCTTCAACCTTGAATCAGAAGTAGAGAATGCAGTTATGTTACCAGTTGCATCTATATCACCATCGAAATAAGAATCTCCTAAAACTTCGAATGCATTACCGGAGGATGCAAGTGGAATTTTTACTAATTTAGTTGTACTAGAAACAACTTGGAAACCACCTGCTGTAATCTCTGTAAATGGGTCACCAGCTGGTGTAGAAGTTGTAACCGATGGACTTGTTAAGTTTGGAGGAAAATATTGAGTAGTTAATTGAGTAGTATCTGAACCTGCCGAACCATATAGATATGATGATTTGGATTGAATACCTGTTTCTAAAGTATATGTTGCTCCACCCTCAAGTATGATACTATTAAATGTTATTGTATAACTATCACCAACATTATTAGTAGTTGTAGCAGTACTTCCTTGAATTGGTTGGGTTTTTGTTGCTATAACAGTACCACCCTTTTTTAATTGTACTACTAATGTAGCAGATACATTATGACCTGATATTACACCTCCACTTCCTAATGCAATTGTACTTTTAATATGCTTAGTGTTTGAATCACCAGATGGTGATATTGTACAACTTACAACTGCTGATAAGTTACCAGCAGAAGAATCAACTGTAAATGAAGGTGTAGAACTATCTCCACTTGTTGTAATTACAGCATCGTATGTTGATAAATAACCAGTTATTCCACTTGAAATCTCAGTATCAGAAGCAGTTGCACTGATGGTTTCGGAATTAAAAGATGGAACTGTTATAGTACCAGTTGCAGATGTTAAGGTTGAACTTGGGTTTATCCTTACCGAAGAAGAACCATTTTCTAATATTATAGAACCATCTCCTGAACCATCTAACACTAAATTTGTGTTTTGTGATTCTAAAGTACCATCCTCAATAGTAAATCCAGCAATACTACCTGCGCTAGCAGTAATATCACCTGAGATATTTAATACAGAACCATTCCATACAAACTTATCTCCTAATGAAAAATTACCTTCAAAATCTACATAAAAACCAGTATCACCTTGACCATAATTTCCGGCACCTATATAAATTTGTTTATTTGAACCATCTAATGTTATACCTTCATTACCAACTTTAAATGTATTTTGAAAATATCCATCTACACCGGCTATTATAGGTGAAGCAATTGTTTTAGCATTTATAAATGAACCACCTGTTTTTGTACCATCTATAAGTGAATCGAGTTCATCATCGTTTGTAAATCCGCTATCATTATTAAATCCACCTAAATCAATTGAATTTTGATTTGTAAATGTAATTGAACCACCATCAAGATTCAAATTAGTTCCATTCCAAGTAAGAGCTCCACTAGTTCCTCCAAGATAGAAATTACCATTATCATCCATATAGGTTTGATATGTTCCACTTTCAACAAATCCCATTTTATCTGAACCTAAATGTAGACCATCGGATGTTCCTGCAGCAGTAGTAGGAGTGAAAGTAGTTGGATTTACAAGTGATGATGTTTGGTCATTTCTAACAAGAGAACCCGTATCAGATGGGAAAACAAAATCTTCATTGTTGGTAACTGTTATATTACCACGAATATTTAAAGTATCACCATCCCAAGTTAATTCATTGTTTGTTAATCCACTTTCTAATGAAAGAGAACCAGTACCAGTATTTCCATTAATACCTAAGAAAATACCATTACCAACATTATATCCTTGAGTACCAGTTGTTGCTCCTTGGTCAATCGAAATATAAGGATAGTTAGTTCCACCAGCTATTGTAATATTTGCTGCTGATGCTGAACCACTATTGTTTGTTCCAACATTTATATTGTTTTGTACATAAGATTCTGCAAATACAGCCAAACCTGCTGCTACAAAGTTCGAACCAGTTCCTAAAGATGACCAATAATCAGCTGATGATGATGGATGTTGTAATCCAGCGGCAGTACTTGGTCCACTTTCTGATACTGCAAGATAAAATACATTGTTATAAATTACTGCATCTCTTCTTGCTAACGAACCAGTAGTTACTGTATAATCTCTCGTATTATCGTATATACCTGTAAATAAAAGACCAGGTCCATTTGAACCCTCAAGACCAGGTTGTCCTTGTTCACCTTCTCTAACAAGATTAAAGTTAGCGGTTCTACCGAAATCATAAGATTCACCGATTGAATCAGTATATTGTACATTTATTTCTAATGATGATGATTCATTACCCATTGTACCAGGTACACCACCATATTCATTTGTTGTTGGATTTACTTCGTTTGGTGTAATACCCGAACCAGTCACACCAGTAATTTTGTAAGTATTATTTCCTCCACCATTATCAAATACTACCTCATCACCACCAACATAAAGTTTTGTTGAACCACTTGTATATTGATAAGATGCAGATGGAATAACTCCACTATAAAAAGCAGGTAATACACCTCTTTCATTTGTTAGGTATAAAACAACTCCTTCTAAGAATGATATAGGTGTTACACTCGTTACATTATCTATTTGTACACCAAAAGAATCAGATGCCGTAAATTGATAGTTTACAGAACCAGTTGATAAATCTAAAGTAGAACCACTTAAGAAGTAAGTTGCAACACCAGTTGTTGAATTATCAGATATAAGAGTTAGGGGAGGAGCACTACCAGAAAGAGATGATGAATTTGCTGTAATTGTTTCTGCATTAGATGCTAAATTCTTTCTCTTTACTGTAATTGTTGAGTTTTGTTCACTTGGATTTAAACTACCATCTGATAATCTATATGTAAATACACTTCTATCGTTATTAACAATTAAGTCTGCGATAGGTTGTCCATCTTCTAATCTAAATATGGTTTCAAACTCATTTCGATTATCACATGAAGCAGTATAAATTATTGAACCAACTTGATAATTCGTATCACTACCACTAAAGTTTGCAATAGTTACAATACCTCCATTATCACCAACAGAAGTCATACCACCAGGATATGTTCCACTATAAGAAGATGGGTCTATATATTGACCTGATGTATCAAACGCAGCTGATGCGTATGTTATTGCACCTTCTAAGTTTTGTTTAGTTGCCACCAATCTAATTTGTTGAAATGGTGGATTTGCAATTGAACCACTATAAAATCTAAACGCAGTTCTATCAGTTTCAAAACTTAACAGTTTTAAAGTACCTGTGGTTTGTTTATTTCCACCAGTAAATCTTACAGTTTCTTCGAGTGTTACTGGAATGTAATTATTATTAACATCATACATTTCAAACTTATAATCAAACGTTTCATCTTGTAAGTTTCTATCTTCTTCTTGTACTGTCTTAAATACCTTTGGTGAGAATCCCCTAGCTTTAGCTGGTTGTAAATCTAATTTAGATAATTGCCAACCATCTCCCCTAGCTTCAATACCCAACCTCGCATTAGAACTTTCATATGTTGATGTTATTATGTTTGATATATCAGTTCTAGATGAATATGTTTTATCTGCTTGGATTTCTGTAAGATATTCTTTAAAATCAACAGAACCAGATGAACCTGTAATATATAGTTTTAAAGTTTTCGGTACATCTATTGGTGGTGCTACAAGTGATTGAGAAGTTATTGCAGAAGAAGTTTCAAAAGTACCAGTACTTCCATATGCAGAAGATGCCGTAAATATTGCATCAATCCTTCTAACAATTACCTCATTTGGTGTTGAATCTGAAATGTTAAGTACATATGGTATATTTAATGGTGAATTTAAAATACTATCGGTTACACCTGGTTGTGTTTTATCTCCAATATAATTTCCTGCAGGAATTGTTGCTGGGAAAAATGGATAATCAATTACATCATCATAAAATATACTTGATGTTGTTGGTGGTACTTGTTGAGTAAAGTAAGAAGCGGATGTAATGGATGTTGCTTCAGAACCAGAAAGTGCTAATGTATCTTTAGCATTTCCAATAGGACTACCATCTATTTCAGAAACTAAACCAATTTCTTCCAAATCAGCAGTTAATACTTGTCTTGTTCTATTTGTTCTATAATCTAAGTAAATGTAATTATATCCACTACCACTTGTTTCAAAATCAAGTATTACTTGAGAACCACTCTCTAACATATTCAATGGTAAAGTTTGGAAATCATTAGTATCTATTGAATCTATGTTATAATTAAGTGAACCACTTATTGCATCTACTGCTGATTGTGATGTAGCAGAATGGTTATAGAACATCATACCATCAGTATTGAAGTTTCTAAATGCCATTGAGTTTCTCCAAATCGTATTACCCGATAGGTAACCAGATTCAGATACAAAAGATTCTATATGATACTCAACTGAACCAGTACCGGTTGGTAATGATAAAGAACCACTATCTGTAAGTAAAGATACAATTACAGAACCACTTAAGTGGTCGTGTTGTTTAGTTGTAAGATTAACATATTGGTTTATTACACTATTAGATTCTACTGTGGATATACCACTATGTATAGAACCACTTGGTACAAATCCTTGTTGTACTAATACATTATCATATACAAAAGAATCTGAGTTTACATCAGAAGAAGATGATACAGATGATGCATTATAAACTTGTCCACTTGAACTATCAAAGGTATAAACATCAGTTACCTGCCCCCCATCATTTCTAAAAATATAAGGGATTTCTAATGGTGATTCAAATTGTAGAGAACCAGATTCGGAATCAAATACTGGTGTTAAGAAATCTCTATTACTTACAGTTGCTTTTATAAGTGGATATCCTGCTTCGGTATATAAGTTATCTCCTCCTTGTGTTGGTACTCTTGGTACAACAAAACTTGAGGTAGATGTATTTTGAACAGAAGAACCTGATAGTTGAAATAAATCATATATGTTGTATCTCGTAGATGATGGTTCCATATCACCAACTTCAATCCTACCAATGAATACCATTACAGAATTGTTAAAATCTGCCTCTACAAGATATGCATATTGAGTATCTCCATCTATTGTGAGAACAAGTTGTCCATTTTGTATGTTTAATGTACCACTAAAATCTGCTTCAGTTCCATCTGTAAAATCGATTTCACCTGTGTTAAAGTTTATAGATGTAATATCATATGATTCTCCATATAATAAATCACCATTTAATCTATCTAATCTTTGTACATCTATTAAATCTGCGTTTAATGGTTCTATATTTCTATTAGTTCTATAATCAATATGAACATAATTGTATCCACTTTGTTCGTAAGGTATTATAACTTGAGAACCAGTTCCACTCGAATGCCAAGCTTGAGGTGTTTCATAATCACCAGTATCTATTGCTTCCAATTCATATTCAGTTGAACTTCTAAACGATGATAACTCATCTAAGTAAGTTGAACTATTATAATAATAAAATTTAGCATCGCCACCTATATTTTCAAATGAAAGTAGCGAAAGTTCTTCTGAACCAGATGTATAAACTTCTGAGTAGATACTAACATCTTTTGGGTCACCACTCATTGGTATAGTATATGAACCACTATCTAACCAAACGTTAAAAATTAATTCAACACCACCAAATGAACCACTTACCGATACAACATTTGCATTACTGTTTGCATCTGTTTGAACTCTCGATGTTGTACCCCAATCACCACTTGTTGTATCAAACGTAAGCGATGTTGATAGATTAGCATCATAAGTATAATCCGAACTTACAGATGTAATAGATGAACCTGTTGTATTTTGTGGTGTATCAAAGAATGATAATCGTGTATCATCGTAAATATAATTACGAGTTAAATCAACAGATGCAGATTGTATTAAGATTGAATTAAAACCAGTTGCCGTTTGAAAGGATACTGGATATACCTGCATTACATTGGGGTCATATAAGTAATAAGTGGTTGTTGATACAGATTGTGATACAACTGTTACTTCACCTGGTATTGTATCGGTTGTAGAACCACTTACTAATGTTTTTAATGATACTTGATAATCTACGTTAGAAAAAATATCAAACTCTGTGTTTGTAACTATATTTACAGGATCAGTTTGTTGAGAACTAGAGGGTACGTTTATTTTTATAGATTCATATAATAAATCATCATCGAATGATACAAAAGTATCTGAACCACTAATTTGTATTGATGAAGTTGTCCAACTTGTAGTGAAAGTTCCTGGAGTAAATCTTCCAGCTCCACCTGATTTTTCTCCAGCTGGAGATGAAGCATCAACTAATAAATCAGAAGTGATATCCGCTACCTTAACTTCTTCTAAGAATTTAAAATCAGAAATATCTGAACGAGATTTTCTATATATTTTAACTTTATCTAAATTACCAGCAAAGGTTTCTATGTTTTTAAATACCAATCGTTGATACGAGCCAGTTACTATGGTATCAGTAGTTGTTCTTCCATCAAAAAATTCAAATGTACTACTATATACAGATGGGGGAAATTCTGCTATTTTATTATTTACCACATAGGGTTTATCTACTAAAACTGTATTTTTGTTTAAAACTTCTTTTACAGTTGCAGAATATCCTAATGATGGAACTGAAATTATATTTTCATCTATTGAGCCAGTAAAGCCAGGTCCATCTGTGATTTCTAATCTATAAAGAGTTCCTGCTCTCCATGTTCGTATATCTGTACCAATTTGTGGTATATCTGCTCTACCTTGAACCGAACCACTTTGTGTTACATCTGGTATATCTTGTTGAACAATAGTTCCTTCGGTTTCTTCAATAGAAATTGTTGGTCTTTTGTAAAATATAACTGGAGTTGAATTTTCAATATTTTTATTTATATAAAAATCTTTTTCCCACTTAACATTATAAGTACCCTTCCAATCATCGGGTACTGGTCTTAATATTCCTTCTTCATCAATATATTCTTTTAACTCACCAAGGACTGTAATTTTAGCTGGTCCCACCGGCATGGTATCATATATATGAGCAGATAACACTACTGAGTTCCCCTCATAGTAATCAGGTACACCTCTACCAGGTTCTATATATAGAGTTCCACCATCAACATCAACAATTTCGATTTTAACAGCAGTAGATTCTTTTAGGTATTGAGAACCTTCCATTAAGAAAAGGTTTTTACCTGCCGTAAATGTTTCTTGAAACTTACTAACTCTAAAGTACTGTGAATTTGGGTCTTTATCTTTTATGAAAGTGTTATATCCACTAAGATTTTCAAATTCGTTACCAATTTTTACTATACACGCCATATGGGTTTCCTATTAATACTCCTATAAATATGTTTAAAAAAAACTTATAAAATATTTATATATAGAAAACCATAGAAAGTTATAGAATGAGAAAATATACTACAATACAGATAAAAAAAGAAACCCATGAACTCTTACAAGGGTATTGCAAGGAACATGGGTATAAATTAAGTGGATTGGTTGAAACTCTGATTAAACAGAAGGTAGGTTCACCAAAACCTCAGAATATTTTAAAGGTTAGAACCTAACATTTGAAAATCCATTTACTTTTTTAATTTCAATTAATCCATCTACAACATCTCTCATCGAGTCAATGTGTGATATTACCATAACGAAATCAAACTGAG